CTCCATTACCAATTGCAAAGCCCTTAACGGAGCCTTCTGGACTTATACAAAGCACATCAGGGTATGCAAATGCAGCAAACTTTACTAATCCGAGCAGTGCTTCTCCTACTTCTGGTGTTGGTGGTTTATATGGATTTTTTGGCCCCGGTTCAGGCGGCGGCGCTAACTGCATTACAGCCGCAAATGCTTTAGGTACTGCTGTTGGCTACGGCGGCTACGGCACTTTCAACATCAACGGCGGTTTTGCTGGCGGTACAGCATCCTTGACTGACGGCGTATCCGGTACTGCTGGTACTGTTGCAACAACCGGAAAACCATACGGCGGTGGCGGCGGTGGCGGCGGTAACGCATCCCTCATCACAAACGGCGGCGCTGGTGGTGCTGGAGCCTTGTACGGTGCTGGTGGCGGTGGTGGTGGTGCTTCTACCGACTCAGTTGGCAACTCTGGTGCTGGCGGTGCTGGCGCTGACGGCATTTGTGTCGTAATCTCTTGGAACTAAATTTTTACAAAGGAAATATCATGACAACTTTTACAACAACCATTAAAGCGATGTACACCCTGCCTCAAGTTGAGGGCCAGGAAAACGTAGTCGTCAACGCCATGTGGGAAGTCACTGGCGTGCAAGACGCCTACACTGCCTCTATCGGTGGCAACAGCCAGTTCACCATTACCCAAGGCTCGGGCTTCACACCATACGCTGACCTGACTCAAGCTCAAGTTATTGGCTGGATTCCTGAAGACCAGATCACCAGCGCACAGCAGTGTGTGCAAGGCCAGATCGACAGCATGGTGATTCCACCTGTTAGCCCGACTTCTCAAGCCCTGCCTTGGGCAAACGCGTAAAATACCGCATCAACTTTTAGGCAGTAATTCATGGAATATCAAAACCTAATAAACGCTGTTGCCGGGATTGCCTTTTCTGTTGCGGGATGGTTTGCCCGCGAGATGTGGGCTGCGGTAAAAGAGCTGAAATCAGATTTGGCACATTTGCGTGAAGAGCTGCCTAAAAACTATGTGGCCCGCGATGACTATCGTGAAGACATGCGCGACATCAAAGAAATGTTGAACAAGATTTTCGATAGGCTAGACAGCAAAGTAGACAAATGACATCGCTCATCGTTGCTCTGCTGATAGACGCGGCAGAGTACCGATGCGTCAGGTGGATCTGGTGGTGGGACGCCGAGTACAAATACCAGGTGGCCCAATGTCTTGAATGGAAAAAGGTTGAGAAGAAATGATTGACCCGATTACCATCAGCGCAGCATTTGCCATTGCCAAGAGCACTATTGCCGGGGTCCAAGAAGCGATTCAAATGGGCAAAGACCTGCAAGAGTGCAGCGGCGACCTGATCAAGTTTTTCGAGATGAGGGACACGGTGGCCAAGGCTGCGGTCCAGGACAAGGGCAAGAAGCCCCGCTCGGATATGGGGCAAGCCCTCGACACGGTGATGCAGGCAAAGGCGCTCAGGGATGCGGAAAAGAAGCTCAAGGAGCAGCTGATCTACTCGGGCCAGGGCGACGTGTGGGAAGCAATCCAGGCGGAGTACAACTTGATCCAATCAAATCGCAGGCGTGAAGAACGCGAAGCCGAAGAGGCCAAGAAGCTCAAACGAGAAAACCTGGCTGAGACGTTAAACATTTTGTTTTGCGGCGTTGCTGGTTGCGTTGCTGGCGGCTTAATCTGCTGGGGCACTTTTGAATTTATTGTGTATAAACTGAAAGGCTGACATGGATGAATTACTTTCTCTCCTCAAAAGCGCTGCGCCTATGTTGGCAACCGCTGTTGCTGGTCCTCTTGGCGGGGCTGCTGTTTCCGCTCTCGCTGGCAAGTTTGGCGTATCAGATTCTGTTGAAGCCGTGGCTAAAGCCATCGCAGGTGATCCACAAGCCGCGCAGAAGTTGGCCGAATTAGAGCTGGAATACGCCAAGCTGGACTCAGCCGACCGAGACAGTGCCCGTAATCGGGAGTTGGCCATTGCCACCAGTGCCTCGGCCCCTTGGTACTCAAAAATGGTCACCCCCGCTTTGGCTCTTGGTGTCTTCATTCTTTGGGCAACGGTCAACATTTTGCTGCTGAACAACAATATCCCAGATGCCATGCGCGAGATCGTCATCCGTATGCTGGGCAGTCTGGACGCGGCTAACATGCTGATCTTGTCGTATTACTTTGGCAACTCACACAAGCACTGATATGAACCTCACACCACATTTCACTCTTGAAGAACTCACGCATACCGACCACCGTGAGTTTGACAACACGCCCAACGGCGACGAGCTGGCCAACCTGACTCGCCTGGCCGACTTCTTGGAGCAGGTTAAAGTGGTCTTGGGCGGCAAGCCAATCATGGTCAACAGCGCCTTTCGTAGCAAAGCCGTAAATGATTCGGTCGGCTCAAAAGATTCCAGTCAACACCGGGTTGGCTGCGCGGCTGACATCCGCGTGCCGGGCATGACGCCGGATGAAGTGGTCAAAGCAATCATCGCCAGCCCCCTGGCCTATGACCAAATCATCCGTGAGTTTGACCGCTGGACTCACATCAGTGTGCCCAACTCAGTGTCCACCGCTGCCCGTAAAAGCAAGCTGATCATCGACAAAGCAGGCACCCGCGCCTACGCTTAAGACCCGATTTGCGCAAACGCGCATATTGGCATAAAATTCTGGCGGGGCCCGTGCGCCCGCATGAAGCCGCTTTAATGCGGCTTTTTCAATCGTGGAGCAATAATGGCAACAGCAAACCCTTTCGACATTCAATCCGGAGCCGCCGTAACTGACGCCGCCGGGGCGGCTGCCGGCCAAATTCCGCAGACCGGGGCTGACCAAACAGCCAATCAAATTAATCAGGCGCCAGCTCAAGGCGCCCTTGTTCCCGCCACAAACGCTTCGGCCGCAGGCCCAGCCACCGCTGCCCAATTCGGCACCCAGCAAAGCACCGTCAACGCGCCCACAGAGACCACAGCCGGCCAGTTGGGCGGCATCCTATCCAAAGACAGCCAGCTCATGCAGCTGGCCCGCACACAGGCCAGCCAGGGTATGGCTGCGCGCGGCTTGGTCAACAGCTCAATGGCCCAAGGCGCCGGTGTGGCTGCCATGCTGGAAAAAGCGATTCCGATCGCCAACGCCGACGCGACAACTTATGCCAACCGGGCCTTGGCCAACCAACAGGCCATCAACACCGGCGGCCAATTTAACGCCAACGCACAGAACCAATTCGGTTTGCAGACCGGCGCCCAGGCGTTTACGGCTCAGCAGGCCCAGCTGACTCAGAACTTCCAAGCCGCACAAACCCAACTTGACCGTGCCCAGCAAACTGCTTTGGCCGACAAGAGCATTGGCGCCCAGCAGGCTTTGCAGACTGCGCAGCAAAACTTCGATGCGGCTCAGCAGGCTTTGAATCGTGGCCAACAAACTGCTTTGCAAGAGAGCCAACAGCAATTCACAGCTGGCCAAAACGTCGTTCAGATCACTGCGCAAAAAGATCTCCAAGGCGCGCAACAGCAATTCCAGGCTGCGCAAACAGCGCTGGACCGCGCGCAGCAGACAGCGACAACGGACAAAAGCCTGGCCGCTCAGGCTGCGCTTCAGAAGGCGCAGCAAGACTTCTCCGGTGCCCAAGCCGAGCTCGACCGTCAGCAGCAGACCGGCGTCGCCCAGTTGCAGATCACTGCCCAGCAAACTTTGCAGGGCGCGCAACAGCAGTTCCAGGCAGCGCAAACAGCTTTGGAGCGTGCACAGCAAGTAGCCTTGACCGACAAAAGCATCGGCGCTCAGCAGGCTTTGCAAACCGCGCAACAGAACTTCTCCGGCGCTCAGGCTGAACTCGACCGCAAACAACAGACCGGCGTTGCCCAATTGCAAATCACTGCTCAGCAAACTTTGCAGGGCGCACAACAGCAATTCCAGGCAGCGCAAACCGCGCTGGACCGCGCGCAGCAGACAGCGACTACCGACAAGAGCCTGGCAGCACAAGCCGCACTTCAGCAAGCGCAGCAGAACTTCTCCGGCGCTTAGGCTGAACTTGACCGTCAGCAACAGACCGGCGTCGCTCAATTGCAGATCACCGCGCAAAAAGACATCCAGGGCGCACAGCAGCAATTCCAGGCGGCGCAGACCGCGCTGGACCGTGCGCAGCAGACCGCGACAACTGACAAGAGCCTGGCAGCACAAGCCGCACTTCAGCAAGCGCAGCAGAACTTTTCCGGTGCCCAGGCTGAGCTCGATCGCCAACAACAGACTTCTGTTGCCGGCCTGCAGATCACCGCGCAAAAAGACATTCAAGGCGCTCAGCAGCAATTCCAATCAGC